CCTACAGCAACTAATACAGCTGGTACACAAAGACTGGCCGATGGATCACAGATCAGAGGAGCGATTAGAGGTCGTGATGCAATTTATGTTTGGACTGATACGGCATTATTTACACAACGTTTTGTTGGTCAACCGTTTACATTTGCGTTTGCACAAGTTGGAACTAACTGTGGACTTGCAGGACAGAATGCTTGTGTGGAAGTTGATGGTGCTGCATATTGGATGTCAGAGAATGGTTTTTTTAGATATGCAGGTAAATTAGAATCACTACCATGTTTAGTAGAAGATTTTGTTTATGACAATATAAATTTAGCATCCGGTAATCAAATGGTGTCTGCAGGATTAAATAATTTATTTGGAGAAGTTATATGGTTTTATCCAACAACAGGATCATCTGTTGTTAACAGAATGGTTGCATATAATTATTTTGATTCATCTCCACAAAGACCAGTATGGACAGTAGGTAGTTTAGCTAGAACTATGTGGGAGGACTCTGCAGTATTTGGTAGTCCACATGCATTAGAGTATGATGCAGCCGTAGATACATCTTTTGATGTTGTAGGAAACACTGAAGGCTCTACAATATATTATGAACATGAAACAGGAACTGATCAAGTTAAAGGTGGTGCTACAACTGCAATTACAGCAAACATATCTTCTGGAGATTTTGATATAAGTCAAAGAAGAAGTGCTACAGGACAATCAACGGGCATGGCTGATCTTAGAGGAGATGGTGAGTTTATAATGAAGATAAGAAGATTTATACCTGATTTTATATCTCAAACTGGTAATACACAAGTAACCATACAATTAAGAGATTTTCCAAATGATACACAAGCTAGTTCATCACTAGGACCATTTACTGTATCATCATCTACAAAAAAAGTAGACACACGTGCAAGAGCTAGAGCTATTGCGTTAAAAATAGCAAATACAACAACTAATCAAAGTTGGAAGTTAGGAACTTTTAGATTAGACATACAACCAGATGGAAGAAGATAGTGGCAAAAATAGTACAAGTAATAACTAGACCATCAAGAGACTATGATGTAGAAACTGCAGAAGCTCAAGTAAGAGACCTTGATGCTATTGTAGAAAAACTAAATTCAACATTTCAAGAAGAATTAAAAGAGGAGATAGAAGCATTTAACTTCTTTATAAATTAATGGCTAATCAATTTAAATTTGTAGGAACAGATAATAGTACATCAGGAAGTGCTATTAACCCTTTTGGCACTGGCAATCCTTTAGTAAGTGAAACTTATGTTATTAAATCCATATTAGTAACATCAGAAGGAACACCTACAGTTACCGTTACAAACAATAGTATTACAGCTATAAAATCAGCAGCTTTGACTGCAAACGTTACAACAGAATTACTCTCTCAACCATTGGTGGTTGAGGGCGGTGATACCCTAACCATACAATCAAGCACTACAAATTCTTTTGATGTAGCGGTTAGCTATTTAAACATTAAGAAGGAGATTACATCATAATGAAAGACATCCCAACAATAGAACCAAAAGAGATTATAACAACAATAACAAATATAAAGACAGGCGAAGTATATAAGGATGATATAGAGTGGAAAGCAAAAGGTGTATCAGAATCTGATATAAGAAAAGATGTTAGAGTAATCATGCCTAGCCTTGATTTATTTGGAGAAACAAAATAAGATAGACAAATGGCCATAACAAGATCACAACAAGCAAAACAGATGTTACAAGACGGCGGTATGCTAGTGAAACCAGGGTTTGGTGGTACTAGACAGGGATATCGTGGACCAGGTGGTTATCAAGGTGGAAGAAAAGATACAGCTCCAGGAGCTGCAAAAGCGGGTTCTGTCGAAAGACCTGGTGGTAATACAAATAGAGAAAGAGGTATAACTCAACAGTATAAAGGACCAGGTGGGACAACTGGTAGAATAGATAGATCAGATGCAGATCCTAGACCACCACAGGTGATGATAGGTGGTAAGTCTTTTGATTTAAACCCAAGAACTAAAGAGGCACAAGAACAAAAAAACTTTGCTATATCGTTAGAAAACGACAGACGAAGAAGAGAAGCTAGAAAAAGAGCATTAAAGGAACGTACACTTTTAGAAAAATTAGGTATGTTAGGTTATACTGATAGAACACTTGACACTAATTTAGAAGACATTGGCGCAATAGATTCACAAGGATTTACTATTGGAGGTGTTGAAATTCCATCAACACTTAATATGGCAAAAGAATTTACAGTTGATCCTGCAACAAAATTTTTTGATCAAGATTCAATAAGAGAAATTGGTTCTCAAACTCAATACACAAAAAGTATAGATCCTATTACTGGGAAAGAAACTTTTGGAACAACAGCTAAACAAGCAGACACTTTAAAAGATATAAGAGAAGATATTCAAATGAGAGATAGAATACTTGATCCTAATGACAAAGTTACACAAGATGAATTTAATGAATACATGAACAGAAACAAAACTATAACCTCTGATCCTGATGGAATACAAGATCCTTGTAAAGGACCCAACCCACCAGCATATTGTTTTGTTGGTATAAGATCCGCTGTGCCAGAAGAAAAAATAGAAGAGACTTTTACACCTAATCTTAGATTATTAGCAGGTGGTGGTATGGCAGAGAGAGCGCCATACGAAGGTGGGATCATGGACCTTGAATCAGCAAGACAGATGTATGGTCTAGGTAAACTTGTTAAGAAAGTTACAAGATCAGTCAAGAAGATTGCTAAGTCACCACTAGGTAAAGCTGCTATAGGTGCAGCGTTATTTAAGTTTGGTGGACCTCTTTTTGCTGAGGGTGGTAAATTTAATCAATTCTTTTTTGCAGGAAAAGCTCCATCGTTTGCAGCTCTTACGACCAAAGGCGCTTTGACTGGTATAGCAGGTATATCAGCTTTAGGAGGTCTTACAGCTGAAGAAGATGATGAGGATCAAGAACAATATGCAGGAGCGGATCTACCGTTCCCTGTAGATTATTACTTACAAGGTAACTATTCACCAAATATGAGATTAGCAGCAGAAGGTGGTCTAATGAGAACAGGATATCAAGAAGGATCTAAAGAACCGGTAGCTAAAAAAACCATGCCATTACTAGATATGGGTGGTATGGAAAAAGACTATAGAGAAGAGGGTGGATTTGTGCCTATCGGACGTATGGAAAAGGCTGATGACGTGCCTGCAAGATTATCAAAGAATGAGTTTGTATTTACAGCGGATGCTGTTAGAAACGCCGGCGACGGAGATGTTGATTTAGGCGCAGAAAAAATGTATAACATGATGAAGAACCTCGAGGCCGGAGGTGACGTATCTGAAGAATCGCAAGGCATGGATGGCGCACGTAAAATGTTTCAAACATCACAAAGATTAGAGGAAGTTATATAATGGCAACACAAACAACAGTAGCAAGACCAGCACCTTTTGTAGAAAAACTAGGTACAAATTTAGCAGAAAATGTATTAGCACAACAGGGTGTACCAATTGTAACACAAGGTTTAGCTTCTTTGGGTACAATGGCCCAACCAACACAACAATCTTTTGAAACAGCAGAACAATTTAAAACAAGACAAGATTTATTTGCAGCTCAACAAAGAGCAGCACTAGGGTTTGAACAAAGACAACAAGCTCTAGCAGGACTTGCACCTACAGTTGCAAGTCAAACAGCCCAACAACAAGAAGCGTTAAGATTAGCTGAACAAGCAGCTGGTACAACAGGTATTGCTTCTTTTCAACCATTCTTAACCGAAGCACAACAAGCAGCAACAGATGCAGGAACAACATTAAGTGGAGTAGGTTTAGGAGCAACAGCTTTTCAACAAGGTGTGCAAGATTTTATGTCACCGTATCAGACTCAAGTTATTGATGCAACACTCGCAGAATTTGATCGTAACAAAGCTATACAAGAACAAAGTATACGAGATCAACAAGCAGCTTTGGGTGCGCTCGGCAG